TCGGAGTTGATGAACCATTGGGCATTCTTGCGCGTCCAGGGCAACAGACGTTGCCACATATTCAGGATGTCCTGATGAATGACCGCGTTGGCATTCTGGCGGGTGACGGTGATCATGGCGCCGGATGTTATCATTCCTTGAGCGCCACCAATGCCGGTGCCGTTCACGATGTCATCGTTGACCATGAAGTTAAGCTCTTCTCCGGCCGACTGCTTGGCAACTTCGTTGAATTGCGCGGCGTCGAGAATGAGTTCGTCGGTTGCATACATGAGAACTGCGTATTTCTTCAGTTCCCAGTTGATCCGGCGGAACTTCGGGCGGGAGGCGGTAATAGAAACGCCTTCGGCGATCCGGTAGCCTTGCACTCCACCCCAGCGGGAGCCGGTGGCGCGGCTGGTTTCGTCGATACCGTTGATGTAGCCAAAGTTACTGTTGGCTCCAACCGGCAAGCGGCGTACCAGTGAACTGAGCGGCCCTTCCTGATGAATGGGGACAAGCAGTTCATTGCCAATGGTGGGCTCCAACAGGTAGCCAGCATCGGCTGGAATAGCTTCATTGGCGCCGGTGGATTTCATGGCGGCTTCGTCCATTTCTTGCGAAACTTTATTCAGGCGGAGCAAACGTTGGTCAATGCGACCACCGCGGCTTGCCGTTTTGACGGCGCGCGCCTGTTCAGCCAGGTTCGCAAACTTGCGATCACCCTCTGCGAGGGTTACGGTTACGGATGTTCCAGCAGTATCGGGGGCGGGGGCGGCGGCTTTCATGGCCTTGACCGCCTCATCCGCGCCGGCTTTCCCGGCGTCTTTGGCGACCTGCAGGAGCATATCTTGCTGTGCTTTCAACTCTTCTGGTGTCATTTTATTAGCTCCTAAAATAGATTTGGTGGTTTTGACCGCTTCGCCCGTCGCCTCGCTTGCCGCCGTTGTTACGGCCTCTGGCTCGCCTTCAGTTTCGTGGGATGTTGCGGTAGTGTCAACGCTGAGTGATTTCAGCGATACAACCTTGTGACGTGGCTCCGCCGGGGTGGGGGTGAGACTTGCGTCCAGTCCAAGCGGCCATTTGGTTATCTTGAATGCTTTACCGGCTATATCTTGCCGGTCAGTCAAGTGATTGGCGGTTCCGGAAGACCAACCCAACTGCCCAGCCAAGCCTGCGTCAATAATGGCTTGCTCGTACTCGTTACGGGCTTTCAAGATGGTCTCCGCGAATATAGCGGCGTCCGTTCGGGTAAGGGTAGCTTTGCCAAGTTTGGATTTGTAATCAATGCGGTGTCCGCCTGCTTCCAGCGGCATACGGTGGTTAAAATAAACGTCCGCCGTTTCGCTTTCTCCAAAGTCTGTGTCGGCTGCGAAGAAGTCGCCGGTCAGGTCGGGGGTGTTTTCGTCACTGAATGTAATCAGCGGGCCGCTAAACTTGACCGATCCATCCTCCATCTTGACGGCTTTTACTGCCCCGCCGAAGATAACCATCTCATCCGCATCGGCAATTTCAACACTCTTGTCTGCTCCGGGAGGGCCGCCTTTGTCAATCTTGTCTTTCCATGCAGCGACGATCTTGTGTTTGATAGTGGCTACTTCCTCAGCGGAATACTTGCCGGCATTGCGCGCCTGATTGATATAATTCCAAGCCGCGCGGATGTGTTCGGCGGTATCAATTGGATATTTCTTATTCTTCTCGTCTGCGAAAGAAACATCACCATACTGGCTGGTGCCTTCCTTCGGGTTTACATCTGGTCGTTTTGTAATCTCAGCCATAGTCATCTCCAGACAACAAAAAAGACGCAAACGGCAAGACATTTTCAGTCTTTACCGCTTGCGCCTTTTACCAAGGTCTCGTGCAAGCCTTACGCCTGCCGCCTTTTTACTGGCGGCGCTGTGTATTCAATTATGGGCTTTGAGCCGAGGAACTGCAGTCCGTACCGGCGCTGATGTTTTACCATCTGCCAAAACGCATTATAGCACTATTTTATAATCTGTGTTATGTCAAGAGTAGTTATACCCGCAAAACGAGCAGAATGTCTTGCCCTCATATCTTTTGTAACTTGTCAAACCAGGATTGGTCAAACATCATTTGGTCGGATCCGGTAATATGAACTCAGGCAATTTATGGGAAACCAGCATAACCGTCTTGGCGTTCTGAATGGTTATGTCAATATCGTTTCCAATGTGACAACAAGTCCTATCATACGTGCAAAGTTGGTTATAACCCGCATCACCAACCCGGATATTGAAATGCGCCAGGTCTATCAAAGTTACAGACTTCTGAAGGAATGGCTCGATCCTGTCAACGTAAGCGGTAAACATCATATGATGACCATGCCCCCACGCGCGAAGTCCTTTGTATTCCAGTAACCAATCCGCCCATTTGAAAGAACCGGACGACTCGTAAATGCCGGGCTTGCTTCCCAATGATACGCAGAAATCATCCTCCCATTGCGCGGCGGTCAGTATCTTGCCCTTCCAGACATGACACTCGGGTTCTTGCATCGCCCAATTCTGAGTAGATAGAACGCCACCGCGTGGATCCATTGCCATTCGCATCGGGGAACCAGACACTAACCCAACATTCGGGTATGTCTTCAATATCAAAAGTTGCTGGGTAAGCCAGTCCCACGAATATAGAATGTCGTCATCGGATAAACTTATTATGGGAGCGCGCGCCATGTGACATAACGCCCGGCGTGCATTGTGGGGGCCGACGTTGATACTCTCAACATATACGTCAGCAGCGTATGTTCGCAGCATCTTTCTAAACTCTGGGGTAGAGCCGTTATCCCATATCATCAACTCGGTTTTATGAGGTCTGGCCCCGGCAATTATCGAATCCAGACACAGTTTTACAACTTCCATTCTGTGTTCGTGCCACTTGTCGGTGGTGTAGTGCGTTACTATCCCCAAAGATACTTCAGGCGCGGGCGGGACCGGAACAGGGCTTTGACGATTAGGGGCGAGGGATTCGCGCATTGAAGTAATTCCGTCCATACCATATATCGATTCCTGACTTTCCAAAGTGTTCTATAAGAAAATTAATGCGCCCACTTTCGTCAGGAATGTTGTGATAGTTTCTGTAGGTAGTTCCGTAGTAATGAGTAAAAAACCACACCCCAAAATAGTCTGCCAACCAATCAAGCATAAAACGCATCCTTTCTCTCAATCGCCTTGCCAACGGCATCCGCCAATGACGTACCTATCCCTTCGCGGATGAATGGCTCTTTCGTGACAAGTATCTCACAATGCCACGTAGTGCCCACCCGCCGTATCTCAAAGTTACGAGACGCGTCGGTCAATTTCTCCAGCGCAGTTATGTCAGCGGAGGATAAGATACGTCACCCAGCCAATCACAGCCCAAATGGGTATGGAAAGCAACAGGGCAATGATAACGCCCTTGGCGGGGTCATCATCGTCTACTTCGTCCCCAGTTCCTGATCCACGAGTTTCCATCCTGTTTTGTCCAGTCTGCTGAGTTCCAGCAAAATGTCAGTCAGGTCGCGTTCACTCTTGGTCTGCTCTGCCACGAAGCCCGGCCAGTCTTCACCCGGGTTAAGTATCATTGCGAGCGTCTGCATGTCTCCGTCGGCTATGCACTCGGATGCGAAGCCAGTTATAAACGCCGTGGTTTCTTTCTCGCGCGCCATCGCTGCCATAAAGTACTGCGGCAGGTCATCGCCAGTGAGTTCCGGTATCTCTTCCAGCGCAGAGAACTCAGGTACGCCATTGACGGACACGATATAGTCATCCAATCTCTGCGCGTGCGTGCGCTCGTCATCCGCGGCCTGTTTCATCCACTTGGAACAGCCGGCCCAATTGACCGCGTCCAACGAGGCTGACATTGCATCGTAATAAGCCGCGTTGGTACGCTCCAGAGTAAACCATAATTGCAATTTATCTATATTCATTTTGTTTTCTTCTCCTTGCCTGGATAGGCGGGCGGCTGAATAGGTCCGCTCCATTCCGCTGCTCGATAAAGAGACTTGGTAAGCATAAGTTTAAGTGGTTCGCCGTACAGCGTGTACGTGACCAATTTGCCGTTGTCGGCAATTTGCACGACCTGGGGTTCGTTACCGCCACGCTTTGCCCAATAATAACCGTCCTTCGTGGGTGCTTCTGATGTCCAATTTGTAGCCATTATTATCCTTTCGTTTTCAAATATTGTGCGAGCATCGCGCCCGCATGTCGAATAGCTCCGACAATATTATCGCTAACATTCTCTGAAACCTTACGCCATCCGACCATGTTGGGCTGATTGGCTTGTGTAGAATTGCCCATTGTCCACTTGGCCGCTTCGGTCGGGTTGGAGATTACCCATGAATTTGCCGCGCCCGGTCTGCTTGTCCAGGCGCTTGCCATTGCGCCGGTACGTTGATTCGACCACGGGTTGATCACTCCATTCGCCTTTGCCCAAAAGAACCAGCGCCGTTGCTTGTCAGATTGGAACGTCTGCCCGTATGCGGCTAACCTGGACACGATTTTATAAGGCGGGTAGTGCTTCAGTCCGTGCGTGTCGTCGCCTATCAAGTATTCCGCCACCCAGCCGGCACATTTCTGCTGGCTCATATAGCCAACCTGATTGATATATGCAATCGCTTCAGGAATACCTCGGGTAGTGATTCCAATATCGGTCATTGTATGTCCCAACCAAGCTCCCGCAAAAATGGTTTCGGGTCTACGCCATGGCGGACTTCGAACTCAATCGGGTTGGCGTGTAATGAATGTGCGCCGCCATAATTCATTTTCCTCAGCCGCATTGTCAACGCCTCGACTGTCTCGTGTAAAAGAGTCTCCAGGACTTCAACGCCGGTGGTTGTACTATCCACCCCGTAATGGTCTTGTTTCCACCATGTGTATCGCTCTGCGTTTATACCAGCGGTTACGTCCTGCCAGATGTTATCACGCACCCACGGCCCGTCGTACTGTTCCGCGATCATCGGCGCGCCGGTAACTATGTCAGTTCCATAAGCAAACTCAAACTCTACTGGGTTATGGTTGGTGAGTACAATAGCGGCGTGCTGCATGGTTATATCGCTGTTGGGGTCTTCTTGCAATTGCGGAGGCAGGTCTTTCTCTGGATAAGTTGGGAATGTATCGAGAATAGCCAGCGCTCCGGCGTCTTCTTTCTTGGCTTTGATGGAAGTCATCTTATAATTGGCGGGGTTGAGCGTGACCCAATTACCATCCATATCAACGAGCCCGTGTTGACAGTTCCATCCGCCACACTCAAAGTTTTCATTGCCCTGCGTGGGAACTAAATTGTTCTCTATCCACCATGACGCCGGGTGTGTTTCGCCCTTTAGTCTTTGGCAGGTGCTACAACTTTCCTTGCCATCGTCTCCGTAGAAGGTCAGTGCCTCGCCTTGCTTGCCAAATACAACGCCCATGTTGTAAACGTCATTCATACTGCCGGTGTACCCGCCCGATCTATCCGAAATCCACGAACCAATATCGACCGGCGGATCCATTGCCATCTGTTCCTTCAGCGTGCGGAACAGGTCAAGTATATTCTGGCGCTCCTGGTCTTCCCGGTCCCCCAACCATGAAGAAGCTGCTACAACCATGTTATCAGGATCACCGCCGCCGTCTGCATAACCAGCATCAAACGCCTCTGCGAAGTTCTCCGCCATGCCCTGAATAAAGTCATTGCGCGCTTCCACCATGCCCATGCTGCCATCGGCGTAGTTATGCAATGCTTCCATCAGCGTAGAACTGTAATCGGCGGACAGACTGGAGATGTCCACCTTGATAGCCGCGGCAAGGTCGGTCGGCAATGCTATACCATGCGTTTTGCAGTAATAGCGAGATTGGTAAAGCCAATGACGAATATTATTAGTTTGCATTTAGCGCACGTACTCCCATCCGCATCATTTCAACCAACTGATTCGGGTTCGCTGTATTTATCATATCACCATTTACAGATGAAAATACCGCGCGCACGTCCTCAGCGGTCTTGCAGCCAACAAGACTGGCAGCAATCTTTACGGCCACTTCCGCAGGTATCGCGTCGCTCTCGAATGGCACAGACTTCCCAACCGCCTTCAATGCTTTACGCTTCCACTTGTCCAAGTCTGTCGTCATCTTCTCTGCCAGCATCTCTTGACTACCAACGTTACCTTGTTGCAGTGGATTGTTGGGGTCTTCATTCGTGGTAGACGTGCTGGGGTTCTGCACAATGCCGGTCTGGTCTGTAACCGGTTTAGGATCCGGTTCTGCGTTCTTGTCATCCACGATCTTCTGCAACTTCGCCAGGTCTTCATCCGGGATGTTCAGCCCCATCGTATCAGCTATCAGTAAGGCCAATTCTGTGTTTGTGTTAAACGCATTGGTCAGGTTGACTATGGCAACGCTCCGGTCGGTCTCATTCTCTTGGAACATCTGCATTTCTTCATGTCTATCTTGTAAATGACGGCCCATCGGCTCGAAAACTTGTGTATTCAGGTCACGCGCAATCGCCAACCATTCCGGCAGGCATGTATCTTTTATCATGCGCCGGTCGTCTGCGTCTACAACACCCTTGCCACCCAGCGCATTAGCCTTTTCGCTGAATAACTTTGAATAGGGGATACCCAGCGCCATTGTGACATTCTCGCGCTCTTCTGCGACCAGTGGAACGTTGGCTAGTTCATTCAATCCACCACCCAAATCTACCGGTTTGCCTAAGTCAACATTTGTAAAGATGGTGCGCCAGGCATTTCTAATACCAGACAGCATATTCTTTACGCGCTCTTCCAACTCTTCCTTGTCGCGTGCCTGCGTCCCTGCCGGCACCTGGAAGGCGTAGGTGTGTAACATGCCTCTTTTGAAGAAGCCATTGGCAGCGTCATCCATATTGAATAAAACGCCCATCGCAGACAAAGCAGCCTTAGCCGGGAACTTCAGCGGCGGCCCTTTCTCCACATCCGGATCATCCATCCATGAAAATACGATGCTTTCTCCAGGAGTTGGCACGCCCTTATCGCCTAACGCGGGTTGGTAAATCTTGTCAGTGACCGCGCCGTTACTGCCCAACACGCCACGAACAAACACGTCCTTGTCAAGTTTATACTTGACAGTCGCCGGCGCCAGTGGTCTTAGTATCTTGGTAATGCCATGAGGGTTCATGGACTTGTACCAGTACATTTCCCCCGATACGGTCCTGGATGCAGCCGCTTTCCAGAACATCGTTTCGGGATCTGGTAGGAACCCACACTCATTTTTCCAGTCATCGGACGAATCTTTCACGTCGCCGCTATCATCCACTAAGTCAAATGGAATAGAGGCTACTCCATCCGCGCGCAGTTGCATCCCACGATATACGATAGGGACGCGCGCCGAATAGAAGCCCGTGGTGTCCGGGCGTTCTTTGTCATTGCCAGATAAGATGGTCCAACCTTCATCCGCTTTGTTAATCTGCAACTTGTTATTCGTTGCAGGCCAGACTATACCTTTGCCCTTGCGGGTACTCCGTTTCTAGTCGTTGCGCCTTCCCTTGCGGGCTTGGTTCAGTCTCTGCGTTTCAGCCTTTGACTGAGTTTACGGAGTGTTTGCATTCGGGATTACTCCCGAAGGGGGCGGCGATTAACTACCCCAGATGGTCACGGCACGAATCGCGCCTGTTTCGTCTCCTCCAACAAGCATCATATCGTAGGGATGTTTTAGCTTCGTTCCGTTAGGCATTGTATGCCTCCTTTTCCGCAGAAATATCAAAGTGTTTATTCCGCGGCCCTTTATAACCAGCATGTGGATTTTTTCGACCGGTAAGCGTTTTGCTTATCTTAGCCCTCACTTCAGGGCTAACAGTTCTGTCTCTTGTCTCCCACGCCTTTTTATAATTTGCCCGCGCTTCTTCCGTAGGCTTTCTTCCCTTTAGTGCAGCACTTATTTTTTTTCTTTGTTCTTCGGTAACTATCTGGCCCTTGTGACAATCACTCATCTTCTTTCTGTATTCGTCTGACTTATACCGTTCTGCAACCTTATCCCTTAGCATTTGCTTTGTCTCTTCAGACATAACAAAATGCCCATCAGACGCAGATTTTAAGTTATAGCATTCTTTTGTAGGAATAGACTCGATAAGGTTTCTCTCAAATCTTTCGCAATCTTCTGGATTGCAATAAAACAAAGTTTCTACGATAAACTGTTCCCGCCCGTACTTATTGAATGCACGTTGTAAATATCGGTTTCCATGTATACCTGCCCGCAAATCATCTAAATGCCGATGCAGGCGCCTGTAAAGGTGAATAGACGAGCCTATATATCTCTTGCCTGTGGCTAAACAGACAATGCGATAAATTCCCGCGCTTCGTTTACTTTCTCGCCAAGATTTATTGTATGCCATATTTCTATTATACCTTCATACCATGATCGCCCAACTATGCGACGCTGCGATTGTCAGATACCGCAGCGCATCCAGCGCGTGGTCGTTTTCCTTAACAGGTTCGTCGCGCTCTGGTTTCCAAACGTAACTTTCAAACTCGTTGATGGTATTCACACAAGACGGGTCCACAGTCAGGCGCGGCTTTCCATCGCCCTGTACTTTCAACCGATCCTGTACCTTCTGTATCCCGTCCAATACGCGCCCTTTGGCAGCTCTTGCCGGTACGTTGTTGTTGGCAAGGTCTGCAATCAAACCAGCGGCAGACTCGTCCACCGCATCCACTATTATAACCTTTTCCTTGCACCACTCTACTGCCTTTGCAACGACTTCAGCCTGTAGCTTCCCGCGTTCGTACCACTCCCGGAAGATGTGCCAACGTCCATCCGTGTCCTCACCAACCAATAAAATAACCGACGGATTGGTATAACCTTCATCCTGGCACAGATACCATGATTTAATGCCCTGTTCGTCGCGAGATTGTACGTGAATAGATGCGTCAAAAGTATCGTAAACCGCGCCCTCCGCGGTTGCCCATATCCCCTCAAATAATCTCTTACGCCTTACGCCGGATAAATTGCCAAGCCTATCCATTGTTCGTTTGCCCTGGTCGGTCAACTGTCCGTCATCTGTGTAAAGCGTCGGATTGTCTTTATGCGTGGTGCGAATCAACTTCAAAACGCCCTTGATATTGCGCTCGCGTATCCAGTGCTTTGAGCCGGCCGGGTTGCAGTCTCCAAACAATTGCGGGAACGGTACAACTGCATTGCGCCCGGTAGTACGGGTGGTTATGCTCTCCCAATCATCCAACGCCAATTGTTCAGCCTGGTTCACATACATTCCATCGCGCTCGCTTGACAATACCTTGCCGGGATTATCCATGCCGGCCACCCAGACAACCGCCCCATTGTTGTACTGATACTTCTCCGGCTTCTCGCCGCCATAAGGCGTCACCGGCGCGCCCTTGATAACACGCTCCCAGGTCTGCAATACCGATCCATATAAGTCCCGCTGTATTTTACGCACTATCACCCATTGAGACTGCGGATACTTAGAAGCAAGTAAATGCAACTTCCAACACGCCGCCAGCGTTTTCCCGGTTTCCGCCGGTCCCTCAACAATCACTTCCGGGGAATGGTCATAGATAAGTTCTTTACACCCACCACGCGGGGTATAGTCTGCGTCTGCAATCCCTTCGCCGGCCAATATCTGATACATCAAACCTTGTCCGGGTCTACATTGACCTTCTTGATAATACTTTCAATTTGTCCACTCAATTCCACCTGGTCGGTAAATAACTTCAAGTGCCTGCCGATCTTCTCGCCGGCAGCTTGTGCATCATACAACTCTATCTCCAGCTCATGCACTTCCCGGTCTTCATCGCTTTCTTTCTTAGCTAGGAAGATGGTAGTTTTCTGTTTTACTTTCTTTATCAGCTTGGTCAGCCCACGCTTCTTGGCTTCCTGTAAATCTAGATTGAAGCCCATCCCGGAAACGTCCAGAAATTCACCCATATCGCCGCGGGCGTGATCTGCAAACAACTTAAGCACCTCTTCTTCCCCCATATGCATATCTTTCAGGCGCTTGGCATATTCTTCCGCGATGCTGTCATTTGCTAGTAATTTAGCCGCATTTGCACGCGCAGAACGCTCAGAACTATGCGGATATACGCGCATATATGAGCGCGTTCCGTTGAAAGTACGCAGAAATTCATCTAAAAATGCAGAGTGTTTTCGGGAAAGCGGCTTCATTGCGCCCCATTATAACACCGTTCAGCAACTGAATTATAAAATAAACTCATTTGCATGTTCTCATACAGAATTAATCTAATTCTCATAATTGCGAGCAATGATGAAGATAGACATATCCGAATTAGACAAGAGGAGATTAGCTATGACACAAAAAGTAAAGTATGATGCACCAATCTGGTCCAAGTTCATGTCGTGCGGATGCTGGTTATCCATAATCACTGTGGTTGGGATAATCCTGCTTATCGCATTCGCCTCTGCCGGCAGTCATTAGGAGCGCAGCCATGAAAAAATGGTATTACGTCTGGAAACCGGGCAGTTTAGCATATCAATGCCAACTCACCGATAAAGAAGCCGATGAATACAGGAAGAATGGATTCTATGTCTCCCCGGTGTGATCATATCGTCACCGTCGGC